GCAGAGGCTCTTCTGGACTCCCAGACGAAGCTCCCGGCGGCGTGGAGATTCCAGACAGCGGGCGGTCGTGTGGACTATCCGGCCCACGCCGTGGTGCAGATCGCGGAGGTGAATCCCTACAACCCCCTGCGCGGCATGGGCCCCATGCAGGCCGCGTACAGGACCGCTGCAAAGGACTTCATCATCGATCGGTACGATGAGGCTCTGCTCCAGAACGGCGGCTCACCGGGCGGCGTGTTGAGCGTGGACGGCCCCCTGACGGACGCCGACCAGCGGGCGATCCGCGAGGCATGGAACGAGGCGCATGGCCGTCCTGAGTCACACCGCAAGACGGCGGTCCTGCCGCAGGGGACGACCTACACCGAGATTGGCATGAGCCCCCAGGCGATGGAGCACGAGAAGCTACGCGAGTGGGACCGGCAGACGGTCCTCTCGATCTTCGGGGTGCCCCCTGTGATCCTGGGTCTGGAGACCATCAACTACGCCACGGCCCGTGAGCAGAACCGGATCTTCTGGGACACGACGATCCTGCCGTACCTCGATTTCCTGAAGGACGAACTCCAGTACAAGCTGATTCGCCGCATCAACGGGCCTGACAGCGAGCTGACCATCGACTTCGATATCTCTGGAGTCAGCGCCCTGCGCGAGGACATGGACTCCAAGGTGGATCGCGCCCTCAAGATCTACGAGAAGGGCCACCGCACCTTTGCCGAGTCTGCGGAGTTGGCGGGTTGGGACATCACCGAAGAGGAACTGGAGGGCACCGACGAGCGGTACATCCCTGTCAACCTCGCCCAGGTGGGCTCCGACTCGATGCCCGAACCCATTGGGTCCGAGGCTGTCGAGGCGGCTGGGGAGGAGGAGGAGCGTTCTGCCCCGGAGGCACGCGAGGAAGAGGTGGTCATCGAATGGCCCGATTGGCTCGACGGCGAGGAGAAGCGGGTCGAGTACTACCGGCTGTACACGGAAGCCGAGGACCGCGTGATCGAGAAGGTCGCCAAGCGCACCAAGCGGGTGCAGCGGGATCTCGTCCTGGCGGCACGCAAGCGTATCCGCGAGATTGCAGAGTCGGCCAAGGGCGCTCCCTCTGGCAAGACCAAGGCGATCATCACCGAGGCCGAGATCGAGCGCCTCCTTGAACTGAGCCTAGCCAAGTGGGGACTGGAGCTGTCTGACGCGATCGTCGCCCCGCTCTCCGAGATGATGGTGGAGGCGGCGGGGATCCTCGCAGGCGAGATGGGCGTGAGCGGGGTGATCACATCCGTGGAGAACCCGTTCGTTGTCGATTTCTACTCCAAGTATCCGGTCTATCTCGCGGAGGGCGTGCAGAGCAACCTCGTCAAGTCGATCCACAAGGCGATCCTTGAGGCGGTCACAGCCGAGGGCGTGGGTAGCGTGACCTCCCTGGCCGAGGCTATCCGCGTTCAGTTGGACACCATCGAGAGTTCCCTGACCGATGTGTTCGGTGGCCTGGATGTTCGGGCCGATCGGATCGCGAGCACAGAGACGGCGAAAGCATACAACGGCGCTCGAACGCAGGAGATGAAGCTCAACAAGATCGAGCGCCATCAATGGTTGAGTAGCCGTGACCCGTTCGTGCGCGACACCCACCAAGCGGGTATTGGCGTGGACGGTGAAATACGCGAAGTGGGGGAGAGGTTCTCCAACGGTGTGGTTTTTCCGGGGGAAGGCCCCCCGGCCCCCGCAAGCGAGGTCGTCAATTGTCGATGCACCACCATCGCTATCCTAAATTCAGAGAGTTGATATGAGCACACATCAAGACCTCGCTGCCCTCGTCGCCGCTGGCCGCGCCTCCATGTCCGACATGGTGGCCTTGGGCCACGACCGCGTTGCCGCGATCAAGACCAATCCCGAGATCCCCCAGTTCCGTGTCCGTGCCGAGGATCCAATTTCGGTCAACTCGGACAACCGCACCATCAGTTATCTGGTGAGCGACGAAACGCCAGACCGGATGGGCGACATCATCCGCGTGAAGGGGTGGGATCTCGCAAACTACAAACGCAACCCGGTCATCCTGTGGGCCCATGACGGCAAGGCGGTCCCCCCAATCGGACGCGCCAGCAATGTGCGCCGTAGGTACGGACCCAATCGCCTCACGGCAGACATCGAGTTCGCGCCCGCCGAGGCTCACGAGTTCGCGGACACCATCTACCAGCTCGCCTCGCGTGGCTTCATCAAGGCGACATCGGTCGGCTTCCTTCCTACCGAGACGGAGGATGTGGACGAAAAGAAGCGTGATGCTCTCGGAATGGGGCCCTACGGCCAGATCTTCTCCGCATCGGAACTGATGGAGGTCTCCGTGGTGTCGGTCCCGGCAAATCCAAGTGCTCTTCAGGATGGCGTTAAGGCGCTAACAGCCGAAGGGGCATTTGACGGCGGCAAGGTTGCGCGGTTCTTGGACACTTTCCCAGCGAACGAAGAAATCGCATTAGCAAGAGTACGCGCTGCCTGCCGCTCATTCATAGATTTCGGTGCCGCCGATCAACTGGCCGATGGATTGGCCGAGCCTGCGGAGGCGTACAGCCTCGAAGACCCTGTGGAGAAGGCTGTTCCAGAGGCGTTGGAGGAGAAGTCCCCCGCGTGCCGGATGGACGACGAGACTGTCGAGGAGTGCGTGTCGCGCAAAATCCCTGAACTCATCGAGGAAGGTATGGAGCAAGACCAAGCCACAGCCGTGGCAAACTCAGTCTGCGAGACCCCGTGTAGCGAAAAGGACTCCCCTGAATTGACGACAAAGGATGTCGATATGCTGCGCGATGCGATGGCCCACATCGCCCAGGCGTTCCGCATCATGGAGGAGGCCGTTGCCGAATACTCGGGCGACGAAGAGGTGGACGACCCCGCAGATGGGGAGGAAGAACAATACAGCAAGGAAGCCGAGAACGACACGCTGCGTGCCGTGGCTACCTTGATTGAGAATCAGGCAGAGCACACGAGGGCAACCCGCCAACTCGTAGACGCTTTGTCCGACCTGACGGTGCGCTTGCGCCAGCCGGGAAGTGATGGTGTGGATGGCGGCTGTGCCCAGGCGCAGCCCGAAGTCAAAGCACCCGAAATCGCGGACTCGGAAGCGGAAGACATTGACGGGTTGATCGAAAGCGTGAGCCGGGGATTCGCGGAGCGCGTCAGGCGGGATCTTTTCAACAACAACGGCAACTTGCAGGAGAACAACTGAAATGGCCGAGAACATGAAGACTGCCCTAGAGCAGCACATGGAAACCCTGGGTAAGAATCTTGAGGGGACCATCGAAGAGTGGCGGGCCGCAGATGCGGATAACCGCCAGGAGCTGGACGGACGCATCAAAGGTCTTGAGGACACAATCGGTGAAGTGAAAGAGACACTCAATGATGAGAGTCGCTTCCACCTTCCCGGCGTTGAGGTCTCCAAGAACGGCGAGCGCGATGCTTTCAGCATGGCTCGTGCGTGTCGCGCCCTCGCCCGTAAGGACTTCACCGATGCTCCCTATGAGCAAGAAGTCTTCCAGGCGACCAAGGAAAGGGCGATGAGTGCTGGTGTCGATCCCAGCGGTGGCTACATCGTGCCTGAAGACGCGATCACCGCCATCATCGAGAGCCTGAAGGCGAATGTCGTGGCCTACGACCTGGGTGCCCGTGACCTCGCCGCTTCCGGCATCCCTGTCACCATCCCGAAGATTTCTAGTTCCGCTACGGGCTACTGGGTCTCCGAGAACGCGACCATCACGGCAAGTGATCTTGGTTTCGAGCAGATCAACATGACTCCGAAGACCGTTGCTGGTCGGGTGATCCTGTCGAACCTGCTTCTGGAGACCTCCACTCCGACCGCCGACTCCGTCATTGAGCAAGACCTCGCTTCCCAGCTCGGGCTTGCGCTTGATCTTGGTGTCCTCGACGGAACGGGTGCTGCTGGTCAGCCCACCGGCATCATGAACACGGCGGGCATCAGCTCTGCGACCTTGCAGACGATTGTCCCCGCTGCTTCTGGCATCGGTGCTCCTCCGTCCATCCAGACCCTCCTGGAGATGGTCTCTGACCTTGACGCAGCGAATGCTCCCACGGGCACCCGTGGTTGGGCGATTCACCCGCTGATGGTTTCCGAGATGCGCCAGATGGAGGTCAACTTTGCGGGCGTGTCCACGCCACTCACCGCCGTCAACACGGGGGACGGTATGCGGGAGTTCTTCCTGGGGTTCCCCTTCCGTCAGACGACCCAGATGACAGCGCCCACGACTGCCCCCGTATCCACCAAATCGGTGCTGTTCGGCAACTGGGATGATGTCATGATCGCCCGCTGGGGCGGCCTCCGTTTGCTTGCGTCTGATACCTCTGATGACGCCTTCTCCAAGGACCAGACTCACATCCGCGCCACCATGCGGTG